GAAAGCAAGGTGGAGGTGGTGGTCCAGCTGGGATGACTACTAAAGAATTTAACAAATCAAAAAAATCTTCTGCACAAGCAAAATATGAAGCACAATTAAAAGCTGGTAAAAAAGAAATACAATCTAAAATTGATAGAGAAAGATATGGAGCTGGAGTTGCTTATGGATCAGGTAAAATTTCTAAAGACAGAATAAAAGATGTTGAAATGTTTGGTGGCAAAGCATCACAATATACTAATGAATATTTAGTTTCTATTGGTGAAGCAAAAAAAAATCCTAGTGGTAGTTATCTTTTAACTTCTAAAGGATGGAAAATGAAATACGGATCATATACTCCGGGTCAAGCACAAACAGGTGCTGCAATGGGAACTGGTGATCCAAGAGGAATAATGACAGGAGCTATGCCTATTTCTGAAGCTATGTGGCAATCACAAAAAAATACGCAACGAATGCTGAGATTAGGTCCACTTGGTCTTTTATCTCAAGCAGCTCAAAACGAAAAAGGGTATACTGATTATTTACAAAAATTTTATGCAACAAAAAGTGGTCAAGGAAAATCTTCTCTTGGTTTAGTAAATCAAGGAAGAATTACTGAAACACAAGGTTCTGGTTTTATTAATGTAAATGAAAGGGATGCTTCTGGCGGAGAATTAGTTGATGCTGGAACAGTATTAAAAAAGAAAAAGAAAATAGCTGGTTCAGGAGCAGATACTATTGATGATTCAAGAAGTTTACTTGCTAAATCAAATCGAACAATACAAGCTAAAATGGTATAATAATGGTATATGAAAATGTAGATATTTCTCCTCAAGAGAATTTAAATGATAGTAGAGTTGGGGTTTTTTTAAAAAGATATAAAAAAGCTGAAGGTATAAAAGATCATTGGAAAGAAAAATTTGAAGAAGCATATGAATATACTATGCCTCAAAGAGAATCTTTTTATGAAGAAACTACTGGTCAAAGAAGAACAGATAAAATATTTGATGAAACAGCAGTAGTAGGAATACAAGAATTTGCTAGTAGATTACAAGCTGGTATGACACCTACTTTTGCTAGATGGGCAGACTTTGAAGCTGGAACAGAAATACCAGATCAAATGAAACCAGCAATTAATGAACAATTAGATTCAATTACTTCTTATGTTTTTGAAATATTACAAGCATCTAATTTTAATACAGAAGTCCATGAATGTTTTATGGATTTAGCAATCGGTACTGGTTGTTTATTAGTAGAAGAAGGTGATGCAATTAGTCCATTAAAATTTAATGCAGTTCCATTACCAAGATTAACTTTAAATAGTGGACCTGATAATAGAATAGATCAAATTTTTAGAACACGATATGTAGACTATGAAGATTTACAAACAACATATCCTAAATCTCTTATTCCAGTAGACCTATTACAAAAAACACAAAACAGCAGATCAAAGTGTCAAGTTGTTGAAGGTATAATGAGAATATATGATGAACCTAATACAGAAAAATGGAAATACTGTGTTGTTCTTCCGAAGCATAAAATAATGATAGAAGAAAAAGAATTAAAAGGAAATGCAAGTAATCCATATATTGTGTTTAGATGGAATAAAGCATCAGGCGAAGTATATGGTCGTGGACCAGTATTTAATGCTATGGCTGCAATTAAAACTACTAACTTAACAGTAGAATTAATTTTACAAAATGCACAGATGGCAATTAGTGGTGTATATACTTTTGAAGATGATGGTGTAGTTAATCCTGATAATATACAATTAGTTCCGGGCAGTCTTATTCCTGTATCACCTGGCAGTAGAGGTTTAGTGCCAATTCAAGGCGCTGGTAATTTTGATGTTGCTCAATTAATACTTCAAGACATGAGACAAAATATTAAAAAAGCATTATACATGGAAACATTAGGTAGACCAGAAGGTACTCCAATGTCGGCTACTGAAGTATCAGAAAGAATGGCTGATTTATCAAGACAAATTGGATCTTCATTTGGTAGACTACAATCAGAGTTTGTTAATCCTTTACTTCGTAGAGTAATTCGTATTTTAACTAAACAAGGTAGAATTGAATTACCTAGAATAGATGGAAAAGAAGTAAAAGTTGTTCCTCGTTCTCCTTTAGCTCAAGCACAACACCAACAAGATGTTGCTGATGTAACTAGATTTAATGAAATTATTGGAATGACATTCGGACCTCAGATGTTAAATATGATAGTAAAACAAGATGAAGTGGCTAAATATTTGGCTACAAAGATGAATTTGCCTGAAAAATTAATAAGAGATGCAGCAGAACAACAAGAATTAGCAAATCAGTTGCAAAACATGGCACAACAAGGTAATATAGGTCAAGATGACATGGGACAACCTCCAGAACAAGGAATCTAAACTACCAGAAATTTCTGTTGAAGATCAGAAAATAAATAAACTTTTTGCCACTGTTTTTAAAACAGATGCTGGTAAAGAAGTTTTAGCATATTTAAAATCAATTACAGCCGAAACTGTAAGTGGTCCAAATGTAAGTAATAGTCAATTATTCCATTTAGAAGGAATGAGATATTTATTTGCAATTATTCAAAATAAAATCAATAAAGGAAAGGAAGATAAATGAATGAAGAAACTGGGCAACCACAAAATGAAACTGTTGAAAGACCAGATTATATCCCTGAAAAATTTTGGGATGTAGATAGAAACGAAGTTAATGTTGAAGCATTAGGTTCAAGTTATAAATCATTAGAATCTAAATTAGGTCAAAGAACAGAAGATTTAACTAAATCAATTCGAGAAGATATAACAAAAGAACAAAAAGCTAATATTCCTGAAGGAGATTATGAATTAGTAGCTCCTGATATACCAGAAGGAGTAGAAGTTAATTTAGAACCTGATTTACCTTTGGTAAAATGGTGGGGAGACTTTGCACGTGAAAAGGGTTTATCACAAGATGAATTTAATAATGGTGTAAAAGCATTTGTAGATAATGCAGTTAATAGTATTCCTAGTCAAGAAGCACAAATGCAAGAATTAGGTGATAATGCAAAAGAAAGAATAGAAGCAGTAGATTTATGGGCAAAGAAAAATTTATCTTCTGCTGCATATGAATCTGTTGCAAATATTGCAACAAGTGCAAATAATGTAAAAGTATTAGAAGAAATTATGGGATTAACAAAAGATGCTCCAATGCCTAAAGAAGATACTAAAATAGATGTTGATGCAAGTGAAGATGATTTACGAGCTATGATGCGTGATCCTCGTTATTGGGATGATACAAGACGAGATAATGCATACATATCTAGAGTAACGAAACTTTATGAACAGAAGTATGGTACAGCTCCAGCGAAGCTCTAAAGTTAAAGTAGGCTATCAAGATATAGAAATAATTTACGAGAAAGCGTCATTTGCTAAACCATCTGACGCTTTTGGAGAATTTGATCACAGAAAAAATACTATATCAATTCAAGAAGAATTATCAAAAACAGATTACGCTTGTACTTTATTACATGAGATACTTCATGCAATAGTATATTACAATTCATTAACACAATTAGGACAACCATTAGATAATGAAAATAAAGAAGAAGTAGTAGTTAATAGTATTACTAATGGTTTAATGAGTGTTTTTAAAGACAACCCCAAGATATTGAAAGAATTAGAGCAACACATACATAATGTGCGTTGAAAATAATTAAATTTTCTGAAATATATCAATCAAGCCCTCTTTCGTGGGTATTTGTGCCTATGTCGACTATGGATAACACAAATGAATCAAAGAGATAAGTGAAGCAAAAAACTAAATAACAACCTTTGAATAGGAGTATATAAAATGGCAACTTCGATTACTAATGCCTTTATTACTCAGTTTGAAGCTGAAGTGCATATGGCATATCAGCGTATGGGTGCTAAATTGAAAAATTTAGTTAGAACTGTTAACGGTGTTAATGGCTCTACTGTAACTTTTCAAAAATTAGCTAAAGGTTCTGCAACTACAAAAGCTAGACATGCTGAAGTAGTAGCTATGAACTCTGCACACACTAACGTGAGTGCTACCATGTCTGATTACTATGCAGCAGATTATGTTGATAAATTAGATGAGCTTAAAGTAAATATCGACGAAAGAGGTGTTCTTGCTAAAAACGCAGCATATGCGTTAGGAAGAAAAACTGATGATGTCTTAATTACTGTTTTAAAAGCTGCTACATCTATTGCTAACAACATTAATTCTTCAGCAACAAATATGACATTAATAAAAGCACAAAATATGCTTACAGTTTTCGGGAATAATGATGTTCCTGATGACAACCAAAGGTACTGGGCAGTTGGTCCTGACCAATGGGGAGACTTGATGGGTATCCAGCAATTCGCTTCTCAAGATTATATCGGACCTTCTGGTTTACCATTCTTAGCGGGAGAACAAACTGCGAAACGATGGATGGGATTTTTAATGTTCTCACATTCAGGTCTTACAGTCGCTACTGACAGACAAACATTGGCTTTTCATAAGTCAGCTTGTGGTCTTGGTATCGGTTCAGACGTGAAAACAGAAATTAATTATATTCCTGAAAAAGTTTCACACTTAATTACTTCAATGTTAAGTTTGGGATCAGTGTTAATTGATGGTGACGGAGCTAGAGTACAGCTCTGTGCAGAATAGGAGATTAATATGGCTTACGCAACTGATAATCCGTTAAGGAAAATCGCTGAAGGTGGTATTAACTCTGTTTGGCTTTATGTTGATGGCGATGCTGTTAGCTCGATTGCTGGTTCTGGTTACTTCGATAGTGCATATGAAAACTTAAAGGAAAACGATGTTATCCTTTGTGTTGGCGCTGCTGGAGGAACTGAAACAGTAGACTTGCTAGTAGTTACTTCAGCAACTGGAGCAACAACTGTCACTACCACTAACGGTACTTAATTAAAAATATATATGGGGGGATTTTCCCCCCGTATTAAAAAATATTATGGCAGTAACTAAAGTAGACATAGCATCAAGAGCTTTAATAATGATAGGAGCTTCTCCTATATCATCATTTTCTGATGATAGTACGGAAGGATTAGTTACTAACAATATTTATGAAGAAATTGTAGAGGCAACACTTACAAGACACAGATGGGGTTTTGCAAGTGGTCAAAAACAATTATCTCTTTTATCTAATTCTCCTGTTGGAAGATTTGAGTATGCATATCAAATGCCTACCGATCCAGCAGTTTTACAAATAATTACAGTTACTTCTAACGATACAGTTTTACGATACGAAAGATATGAAGATAAAATTTATCTTGATGGATATGGTTCTAATTCAACTGTTATTATGGATTATATTTTTAGACAAGACGAAAGTAAATTTCCTCCCTATTTCCGTCTTGCCTTAGAATATAAACTAGCAAGTATTTATGCTGGAGCTGTTGCTAGAGATGCTGGTATGATAAAAGAATTTAACGAACTAGCAGAAAGACAATTATTGATTGCTAGAAACTCTGAATCTCAAGAAACAACATCCAACCAGATTGCTACTAATCGTTTCATTGAAAATAGACGATCAACTAGAACAAATGGTTTTGGATTAAATGGCTAGACAAATACGAACTGTATTAACTAA